TAATGCCAATGCGAAGATACCCAATGCGAAGGCGCGTATACCGACGTCCTGCACCCCGTGCCCGCTCTGCTTACCGTACCCGACGCCCAAGTAGGAGGTCAGCCCGAGTGAGAACGACTCGAACGGGTTACAGGCGACGACGATATTAAATAAAAGGTAATTTACACTTGGGGTTTATAAAGGCTACCATTTAATGGCTGTTGCCTCCTTTCTGGCCTTGAGCGAGCGAGGCTGTGCGCCCAGCGAGGCGAACTCATGACACCTTTACACTTGACCGGAAGGTCTTGGGTTCGATTCTCACTGATGTTTCCCTGTTCTGATTTCTACCTTAATACAGATGAACTCCGAGGTACCCAGTTCGATCCCCGAGATGCCCACTATAAGTGATGATAAATTAGCGAAGCTGAATAAGAGAATTACAGAGCAATATAAAGAGGTTGCTCGTTACGGTACTCTCTTTCCCGCACGAGTTGCTCCTAGTCGTAAATAGGAAACCCCCTTGTAAACAGATAATTAATTAAATGTCTACTGTATACCGCAATGTATGCTTCACTATTTTCGAGAGTACTTGGGACCATACTACCCTTGATAGTGAGTTATTTGTTCGGGGGGTATGTCAAAAAGAGAAATGCCCCGAAAGCGGTAAGGAGCATTTCCAGGGATTTGTCACCCTTAAGACCCCTTCACGACTCGGCAAGGTCAAAGAGCTCCTCAAGTGTGACTCAGCTCACATAGAGAAAGCGAAAGGCTCACCATTGCAGGCTTGGGAGTATTGCTGCAAGGAGGAGAGTCGCATCGACGGACCGTGGAAGTATGGTACTTCACCAGAGGGACAAGGCAAGAGGTACGTCATATAATTAAATTATGCGTGGATTTGTTAAGCGTTCTAATGGGAATTACTATCCCCGTACCGGTCTTCGGTTTCGTACACCCCGTAATCGGTACAGACGTGACTCTGTCCAGAATAATGGGTCGTTAGTTGATCGTAAGGTTTCTTATCAAGTTAGCCCCTATGTTAAGAGGAAGCCAGACTCTTTCGTGTCTATGGCACAGAAGAATTATCGTGTATTTGCCAAGTGGCAACAAGTGATTAGACGTACTCGTATGATGCGGCGACCTGGTACCAGATTTATCGCACAGAACATTGGTTCTCGTCGGTAACAATCCCCCCAGGTCGCCCGCAGGGCGACCGCGTTCTAGTTTCTTACCGGTGTAACATAGTTGTGGATTAGTATTACCCACAACTTTGTTACATGTTACAACTTTGTTACATGAGCACAGGACGGACATTGCGGGAGCAATAGAACTACTCAAGGCGGGCAAGAGGATGAGTGATATTCTGGAGGATTTTCCGACTGCATTAGTCAAGTATCATCGTGGACTGCAGTACGCTGGTATGCTGTTGGCGAAGCCCAGGGACCCCGCCGTTGCTCCAACTTTGGAGGTATTTTGGGGAGCTAGTGGAACTGGAAAGACACGCAAGGCTGTAGCCGATAATACTGGAGCCTACTTACTTACCAAACCCAATGGCAATGGTGCCGTCTGGTTTGATGGCTATGAAGGCCAGTCCTGTGTTATCCTCGATGAGTTCTACGGGTGGGTCCAGTACGATCTTCTTCTTCGTTTACTGGACCGTTACCCTTTGAAGGTGCAGACTAAAGGTGGTTTCGTGGAGATGCAAGCCACCAAGTTTGTTATCACTTCCAATAAGTCTTGGAAAGAATGGTACCCGAACATTAGTGAGCAGAGTGCTCTAGAGCGCAGATTTAGAGAATTTGGTACTATCACCCATTATAATGGCCCACTAGCTCCCCCTTTGTAAACAGATATTTTAATATGTTTTCACCTCGTACACCTAGCCGCTCTGGGAAGAAACGGCGTCGTGGACCAATTATCGGACATGGTAATTATTACGGCCCCGGTAACTCGCTTCCCAATGGCCGTCCTGTTGACGGTATTGATCGTGATGCTCGGCGTCATGATTATGCGTATCAGAACTATATTGATCGAGGTGAGCATCCGTATACTCACTATAATCGTGCTGACGATCAGTTAATGTCGTCGTTAAAAAAGCGAAAGGTGCATTCGCTTAGTGAGCAGGGATGGCGTGCCGTGGGTATTGCGGCATTTGGTGTTAAAAGAGTTCTTTTTCCACGAATGAACGAATCAAATAATTTAATTAAAGAAATGAATTCGTCGAGCTCTATTCGTCGTATGGGTACGCCCCGTAACTCTCGTGATGTTTTATCGAGGGGTAAATATGCTCTATATGGATCTTATGGTCAAGATGAAATGTCTGGTCGTAACCAGTCTACTGAGATTCAGTATGCTGGATTTACGTCGTTTAAGATGCCGTCGGCTTTGGCTGCTAATAAACCCACTTATCAGCTTGGGAATGCGACGTATCCTGAATGCGAAGCTTTGTATTCTACCCATAGTATTGGTGGTGATATATTTTATCATATATCTGCTGCATTGTTGCGCACTATTTTGAGGGAGGAATTGCGTTATGAGCATACGAATGCTGATATGCCACTGCAGTGTTATTTGAATAATCATGGTACGTCAGCTATTCAGGGTAATAACCCGGGTTTTCGGTTGGATTTTATTAGTCGTGATGAGCATAATACTACTTATCAAGAGAAGGGTCCTGCTGCTTATAAGATTGCTGGAACTATTTATAGCAATCGCTTGCAAACCACGCCTGCAGCTGAGGCTGTGACTACTGGTCCTCAGAAGACGTTTAGGGCAGTAGCTCGTGAGATTGCGTATGTGCTTGGTAATTTTATTCGCCGTACTCAAGCTGAAATTCCTGCGGTTTCGATTCCTGCTGATTCGGCTGCGTTTAATCCTACTAATCGACCTGGATTGAAGATCGTAGGGTATACGTTTACTACACCTGATTCCGTTTCGATTAGTGCCGTTGCGAGTGATGCGGTTGGTTATGTCGTTGGAATGCGTAATTTGGAAGACCGTTATTTTAAGGCTTATAGTCGTGTTCAAGTGTCAATGCAGAATGTTACGGCCGGTTCTTTGTCTAGTGCTGGTGAAATTTATGATAAGCATCGTTTGGATGCTACTTCTTTAACGGGTCGTATGTATAAGTTCCATAACTCTATGCCTAAAGTGAATACTGACCAAGCTATTATAACACCGGGTGTTAACGCTGGTTATACAGTACCTGATCAGTTAAAGGTAGCTGGGGCTGGGGCGTATGCTAGTTATACGAATGATTGGTCTTCCAAACTTCAGTTTGATGTTGGTAGTGACACGATGATTAATCCTAATCGGCAACCCAAACACCAATGGTCCCAGTTTCCTAGTCGATCTATGTTTAAGAATTGTTCTGGTATGAGTTCTTTTAATATGCTGCCTGGTGCTGCCCGTATATTTGAGTTGAACTTTAGTTTTGACGGCACTTTGAACAACTTTTTGAATAAGCTGTTGATTTCAAACTATGCTGTTGGTAATGAAAAGATTGGAGATTTCCGTACTTTGGATATGAATAATGATATTGGTACTTCTGTTCTTGTAGTTACCGAAAAGGCGATGTCTTTTGGTAGTGATGTGAAAGTGACCTTGAACTATGAGGTGAAGGTTCACGCTGGAGCGTACTTTAAGCGCGCTAAGCGCCAACCCATGATGGGTATGAAATTGGATTTGTATTCTTCTAAGGTTGCCAATTATGACAGTACGAGTGATGGTAATGTCGTTGGACTGACTGGTTTGAACCAGATTGGAGTTACTCTTAACGTTGGTGACATGAGTAATGATACCATTTAAGTAGGTTTATTTGGGTTTTTGTAATTCATTTAATTTAATTAATGAATAAGATTTTGACAATTATTTTGCAGTGTTTTAAGTTTATAGATAATGCCAATGCGAAGATACCCAATGCGAAGGCGCGTATACCGACGTCCTGCACCCCGTGCCCGCTCTGCTTACCGTACCCGACGCCCAA